TATTCTCACATATATCAGGTCATTCTCACAATGATTTGCTATAATAGAGGTATGAGACTAATAAACAACAATCATCACAATCAACAAAGGACGCAGCTATGCTACATCACTTAACATATGGACGCAGTATTGGCAAGGACGGATATGTGTCTGACCTTGACTGGGAGATGTACTGCAAGGAGGTGCTTGACTCACACTTTGACGGTTATACCATACAGGACGCAGTGGGAACATGGAAGTCCGACCTCGAAGATACCAAGATAGTCAGCATTGACACAGGCAACAGGGACGCAGTTGAGAAGGTTGCATGGCTATACAAGGACATGTTCAACCAAGACGCTGTTGGTCTATTTATCACACCAAGCATGGAGTTTATATAACATGGAATACATAGATGACTGGACTTGCCAAGAATGTGGTCAAACCAACAGCGAGGGCGATGACGCCTGTATATCATGTGGTAGCACATGGACAGAACAAAACACTTAGGAGTTTATATAATGTTAAATTACAAAGCAAACGGAATCGCAAACAAGTACGAGGATGCGTGGGAGCAGTTCAGACTCAGCAACAAGCTCACACGTGCAGAGATGTCGTACCTACTATCCTTCAGTCAAGGAGCTAGGGACGCAGTATTCAAATTATCGGAGGAAATGCCATGATACAATGGTCACAACAGCACTACACAGGGCTGACACACAACCAGCACACAGCCAACAATCATTGGTTTAATATCATGTTGTCTTGCCTCAAGGCGGACGGCGTGTTATACGTACCAAACATAAACAAATCATTCAACAAGCAAGGAGAAGAAGTATGACAAGCCCAATGGAAAGAGCCTACAAAGCTATCATGGATACATATAATCCACTTGACGTCAAGGACATCATCAGTTGCAGTGCGTGGAGAAAGGCAAAGCATCATAAGACAAGGGACGAAGTGCTTACATTCTATGCTGAGCATAATGAAGGTATGCACCATGAATTACTTGATGCTGACGAGGAGGTATTCAAAGCCTATGCTTTCATGCAATACTGCTACAACCAGTCAGGTAAGACAGACGCTGACCAATGGGAGTTCATCAAGGACGTGCTATACTTATACATTGACTTAGTTGCACGTGAGCTTGCCACAGAGAATGGCTTATATGAGATGTCTCGTAAGGAGATAGAAGACGAGGTCTTAAGAATAGACCTAGCACACAGGAAGAAGCAGTTACAAGATGTCTAAGATTGAACTAACAGACATTCAAAGACGTAACCTTGAGATCCTAGTCTTTGATGCACTCTTTTACATCAAAAAGAAAAGACATTCTCTTAAAGAGGAGGAGGTCAACGAACTCTTAACCATCATACAAAGGGAGCAAATACCATTATGAAACAAGGACAGCTAGTCTTAGAAAATATACTTAAGTTTCTCGTAGAACAGAATGAAGGAGACATTACCTTATTCTATCCGAAGGACTACATCAAGAGACTTGAGTTCATCAAGGAGAACATCAACACACAGATAGATAAACTTATATTGAGGGAGGAAACAAATGCCATTTAATACATACATAGACGACAAAGACATGATACCTATACTATTATCCTATGACTGGATGATATGGAAGGATACATGGACAGACTGTTGCCAACGTGTGTACAATAACATCAAGGAGCAACACTTACTAGATTACAAGCACCAGAAAAAATCTTGGTTTGCTGACAATCACTTGTCCAAAGTCTAAAATTTTGCTATTATAATAGTATGAATATATTTGTTACACATCAACATCCAGTGCAGTCAGCAATCAACTTGCCCGACAAGCACGTAGTCAAGATGCCACTCGAGACTGTTCAGATGCTATCAGTTATCTACAGTCCGTGGTACTATGACACAGGTGTACTACACAGAGCCAATGGTGAGCCGTACAAGACTGAACGAGGTGCTTTCCGCAACCATCCATGCACCATTTGGGCTGCTGACAATCCCTGTAATCTAGCTTGGCTTATCTATCATGGGTTTGCACTGTGCGACGAGTACACATATCGCTTTGACAAGGTGCATGCCTGTTACAAGCCAATGATCGAGGCAGAGCTTATATACGAATCCATGTACAAGGATGCTACTATCTATGATGCATGGCGTGGACACACAGAGTTCACACGTGCCATGCCCGAACACATCAAGTTCGATACCAGTATCAGTAGTATTACTGCATACAAAATATACCTAAACACTAAAGGCTGGGTATCCTCTAACTACCTACGTAAACCATCACGCAAACCACCATTTATTTTACCATGACAACAGTTAAATCAACAGACATCAACTACAACAACGACCTACCAGCGTTCGACTTCAGCAACGACAAGTCAGAAGTTGACGAGATCAAGGAAGCTATCGAGAAAGCAGAAGCAGCTATGTCAGCACCATCAGCAGACAAGCCACTTGTACCTACCAAGAAAGCAGCTAAGCTACCATCTACAAAGAGAGGTAAAGCAGGCAGAATCGTAGGTATATCAAAAGGAGAAAACGAATTGTTACAGAATCTATTGTCAAAGATTGCAGATGATGCAAACTATGCTATGATAGTAGAGAACGAAGCTTTCGCTAAAATACAAGCTAGATACAACAAATAATACAGGAGATAATCATGCCAAACCATTGTCACAACAGAGTCACTGTCTATGGCTCTGGCAACGACACAGACGAGACTCGTGCTCAGATTGCCAAGATCAAGAGTATATTCGAGGACGAGAAGATCTTTACTCACTTCATACCAGAACCAGACTGGGCTACTACACCAAACAAGGATGGTGAGCTACCAACGCAGCCTGCATCTGATAACCCATTCCACATGCCATGGTTCAAGTCAACAGACAGGGCTGATGATCGTTGGTATGACTGGCGTTTGCAGAACTGGGATACCAAGTGGGATGCGTATGATGTCGAGGTTACAGATGATGACCCTGACGAGCTCGAGGTTACATTCAACACAGCATGGTGTCCGCCAGAAGCTGTATGCCATGCCATGAGAGAACTGTACCCTGACTTGTCCGTTTCTTGGTTCTACGACGAGCCCGGCTGTGAGATAGCGGGGTACTTATGATGACAAGAGACGACACACCCGAGACATGGGCAGGCAACAAGACCAGAGTTGTCAAACCATTGTACATACTTATCAAGCTAGACGTTGATGCTGACATAGTCAAGAGCCGCAAGGATGCTGAGACTTATGCAGAGAATCATTGTAATACTTTACAGTATGAGTTTGTCGACTATCACTACCCTATGAAGTATAGTGAACGCCACTACCCATACATAGCATTATGAAACTAACAGAGCAAGAGATAGCTGAGATATGCTACGATATACCCAAACGTAAGAACACTAAAGGCCGTAAGAAACCACAAGCCTTACGTGCAGCTAAAAAACGTGCCAAGCAGCTTGTGGCTAAACTCAAATCACAATCATACTAAGGACGCACATGACTTACATACTATACAGAGCCACTATGGACAACGACGTACTCTTTCCTGTATATGCTACAGATGATGAAGAGGCTGCGTTCAAATCAGCAGACATAGCTAGAATATACTATGGACGCAAACTTAAAGACGTTAAACGAATCAAGGAGAAATTATGAAATACTACCCAAACAACTGGCAAGCCATCAAGGATGCACCTGACTCATTGTTCATACCTATGGACTATGACGAGTTTATGGAGTGGAAGATGGACGGCTGGGAGTTTCCAACCTCTGTCTTCTGCATGATACGAGCACGTAACTGTGAGACTGACAAGGTTACAGAGTATATATACACCTCTAAAGCAGCAGCCGCCAAGAGAGTCAACAAGATACTCAAGGACATGGACTCTGAGTTCACTGTATGTACGCATGATTACGTCTCGTTTATGAAACCAGATAAATACATTACAGATAAAGACAAGGAGAACTATGTCTAAAACACACGAAGTACCACCATCAGACGTGTACACATATTATAACCAAGCATTACAGATGCTTAGCCCCAAACATCCTCACTATGAGGAAGTACGTAAACACTTACTAGCACAGGTGCAAGATGAACTCGCAGACACATATAACGCAAGACCAAATCACGGAACAGGTCAACTTAGAAAGGTCACAGATTAAGCAAGGTCTTAAACGGCTACAAGATCAAACCTACAAGCTAGAACAACAGCAGTATTCTTCTGCTACAGTGTACGGTATATCTTCTATTGATGCACTACTACCACGCGTAGTTGCACGTATTGAGAATACCAACAAGAAAATACATCAAGGTAAGTATGGAGCTGCCTTCAAAGATATACACCAGTACCTCGCAAGTATCGAAGCACTAGCTGCGGCTGCTATCGCATGCAAGGTTACATTTGATAATGTCTTTGGTTACAAGGATGGCTGCAATACTGCTACCAACATATGCACCATGATAGGTAAAGCTATCGAAGACGAGTGCCACATGCGTCATTACGAGCATCATGCACCGGCTTTACTCAAAACACTCAAGGACAACTACTGGCACAAAGCCTGTGGTACACACCAGAAGCTAGTTGTTATCAGGACGCTGATGAACAGAGCTAAGGTTACACCATGGACATCTTGGAGTGCAAGCATACGCACCAAGCTAGGTGGTTGGTTACTCGACTGTATCATGGAATCAAGTGGCTGGTTCTACAAGCAACGCCTTCGTACAGGCCGTAAGACCACTGTGTTCATAGCTCCAACAGCTGAGTTTATGGACATCAAGGATGAAGTAATGGCAAATGCAGAGCTTTTCAGCCCGTTAGCATGGCCGATGCTAGTGCCTCCACGCGACTGGTCTAACGAGCAAGTCGGCGGATATATTCTTAATGAGGTGATGCACGGACATGAGCTCGTTCGACGCGGCGATCACGCACTAATACAGGGGGAAATCCCACTCGCTTTTCTGAACAAAATACAGCAAGTTAAATATAGGTTAAATCCCTTTATCGTCCGTACTGCGGAGCTGTTACAACAGAGAGGTATAAGTGTGGGTAAGTTTCTACCGATTGTTCATTATGACCTCCCACCCAAACCAGTTGACATCGAGACTAACAAAGAGTCGAGAAAGGCGTATCGCAGATCAGCGGCAGAGGTTATGAACAAGAGAGCAGCAGAGTTCAAGAGATCCTGTCGCACACGTATGACTATGGAAGCTGTCGCTCGCTTCAAAGACAGAGAGTTCTATATACCATGGTCATTTGACTACAGAGGTCGGGCCTATCCAATACCAGCGTTCCTTACACCACAGGACACAGACTTTGGTAAATCTTTACTACAGTTTGCAGAGCCTGCGAGTGTATCCGAATCGAGCTGTGAGGATTGGCTAGCCTTTCAAGTTGCTACTACATATGGTCTAGATAAGTCTACTATGCAAGAGAGACTCAGCTGGACACACAACAATGTCTCACTTGTCTCACGCGTTGCGACTGACCCGTTTACTAATCTAGGTGATTGGGAGGGTGCAGACGAGCCATGGTTATTCTTGGCTGCATGTGAGGAGTACTATCATTGTTGTATACTTCGAGATAGAACACAGACCTCGTTGCCTATTGCTACAGATGCCACTTGCTCAGGGTTGCAGATACTTGCAGGCTTAGCCCGTGACAGATCAACTGCACTGTTGGTGAATGTAGTACCATCAGAAAGACCACAAGATGCCTATGCTGTGGTCGCTAAGGTTGCACAGCCTTACATTCCAGAGAAATACCGTTCCGTCTGGGATCGTAAATGTGTAAAGCGTACAGTTATGACTATACCATACAACGCTAAACCTTTCTCCAATAGGTCGTATATCAAAGATGCACTCAAAGAAAAGGGTGTTGAGGTTGACAAGGATGACCTCACTCAGATCGTTCAATCAGTTCGTTCGGCTATGGGGGCTGTTGTGCCCGGGCCAATGTCAGTTATGAGATGGATCGAGAATGAGATTGGTAAGACTATACGTAGAGGAGAGAGCTACATAGAATGGACGACCCCTTCGGGCTTTGTGGTTAGACAGCGGTACTTCAAAAAGAAAGTAGAACGTATACAACTACAGCTTTTAGGTCGTTGCGACTTATCCGTTGCAGTAGAGGACGGGAAGGAGGTCGACATCAGCAGGCACAAGGCGGCTACTGCACCTAACCTGATCCATAGTCTTGATGCAAGCCTGTTACACCTTGCGTTACGGAGATTTGACGAGCCGATAGCACTAATACATGACAGTGTGTTAAGCAGAGCTTGCGATATGGATAAACTCAGTGCTATAATAAGGGAGACGTACATGATTCTCTTTGCAGAACATGACTATCTCAACACCTTTGCCAGTCAGATACAGGCAGAGACAGAACCACCGATCGTTGGCGACTTACAGCCAGAGACGGTTATTGAATCCACTTATTTCTTTTGTTAATTATGAGCAAAAACGTACACGTCACAGACGAAGTAAAACTAGAAGGCTTCCAAGCCATACTTGAGCCCGGTAAGTTCGGCTATTCCCTCGCTGCTATTGTAGGAGAGGATATGGTTGAAGCACTGGAGACTGAAAGGAAAGCTGTCCTTGCATGGGCAGAGTCCAAACTAAAGAACCCAAAGAGAGCTACACTCAAGCCTACACCATGGGAAGAGGTAGCTGATGGTAAATACAAGATCAAGTTCTCATGGGGAGAGGACAAGAAACCACCTGTTGTTGACACAGAAGGATCACCAGTTACAGATGCAAAGACACCTATCTACGGTGGCTCAACTGTAAAGCTAGGCTTCTTCCAAAAGCCATACATCTTGAAAGATGGAGTTACTTATGGTAGTTCACTCAAGCTTGTCGGCGTACAAGTCGTCGAGATCAAAGGATCAGCAGCAGGCGTAGACACAGACAGCATGGACGAAGAGGCTGTAGCTGACTTGTTCGGTAAGACTGAGGGCTTCAGAGCCACAGGCCCTGCTGCACCAGAAGACGAAAACCACAACCATAAGCTTGAAGAAGAAGACGACTTTTAAATCTAAGCTAGAGGTCAGCGTTGCTGAACTACTAGACCAGATTGGAGTGTCATGGGAGTATGAGTCACACAAGGTCGCGTATACAATACAACATCACTACACGCCTGACTTCATACTACCTAATGGCGTCTGTCTTGAAACGAAGGGGTATTGGGATGCTGAAGATCGACGCAAGATATTGGCTGTCATTCGTGACAACCCAGACCTTGACGTACGTATGGTATTCCAAGCACCCTTCAACAAGATAAGTAAAAAGTCCAAGACCACATACGCCCAGTGGTGTGAAAAACACAATATCAAGTGGGCGGCAGTACACGCAATCCCCATTGATTGGCTAACATGAACACAGAATCAGAATTTGTGGCACATGAGCCGTGCGATAATTGTGGTTCGTCAGATGCTAACTCACGTTACTCTGACGGCCACGCGTTCTGCTTTTCGTGCCAGACGTACACCCCGGCAGACGGGGACAATAATACACCCAGAATGATAAATGACAGAACCACAGCAAGGTTCCTCGGAGAAGCAGAAGCCCTTAAAAAAAGAGGAATCAGTGAAGCAACCAACAGCTTCTACAGAATATACAGATACGGTAACACCCTACGTTTCCCATATTACACAGACGATGGGGTCGTTGCTGGATTCAAAATTAAAACTAAGTCAAAAGACTTTCACTATGAAGGACAATCTACAAGCACACTTTTTGGTCAACACCTATTTCCAACTACTGGCAAGCGAATTGTCATCACTGAAGGAGAACTAGATGCTGCCAGTTGTTATGAAGTTATGTCAGGTTGGCCGATGGTCAGCCTTCCTCATGGTGCGGCAGCAGCAAGAAAGGACTTACAAAAAGCCATACCCTTCTTGCAAGGCTACCAAGAGATCGTCCTGTTCTTCGACAACGATGAAGCAGGGCGTGAGGCCGTTGAATCTGCCTCGAGCATACTCCCAGCCGGCCGCGTTAAGATTGCTAGACTCGATGCTTACAAGGATGCAAGCGATGCACTCCAAGCTAACGACCAAGAAGCAATAAGACGTGCAATATGGGATGCAAAACCCTACAGGCCAGACGGCATCGTAGATGGTAAAAACCTATTAGGCTTAGTCACAGAGCCTACCAAAACCTGTGACCATGAGTACCCATTCGAGGGGCTCAACGATAAACTACATGGCATCAGGTATGGTGAGTTGACTACGCTCACAGCCGGGTCAGGTAGTGGTAAGACCTCTTTGGTCAGGGCTATTGCTGCTGATCTTCTACAGAAAGGAGAGACTGTTGGCATACTTGAGCTTGAGGCAAACAACAAACGTACAGCACTTGGCTTGATGTCTGCTGCACTTGGTAAACCTTATCATATTGGAGAACATGGACGAGAAGAACTCACCACTGCTTTCAATGATACTCTATCAAACTGGAATGTTTTTCTGTTTGATGGGTTTGGTAGCTTTGACCCTGACGTTATTTACAATAGGATCGAATACCTTGCCAGTGGACTGGAGTGTCGTATTATATTCCTCGATCATCTTAGTATATTATTAAGCGGACTCGATGGAGACGAGCGACGCATGATCGACTCAACAATGACGAAACTCAGGTCATTGGTAGAGCGAACAGGCATAGCACTATTTCTAGTTTCACATTTAAGGAGGACAAACAGTGACAATAATTCGCACGAGGAGGGAGGACGTGTATCCCTCGGACAACTACGTGGATCTCATTCGATTGCTCAGCTCAGCGATTCGGTCATCGCTTTGGAACGTGACCAGCAAGGAGAGGCTGACGCTAATCTCACAACTTTGCGAGTCCTTAAAAACCGTTTCTCAGGAGAAGTCGGAGTCGCTACACAACTGAGTTATGATTTATCCACATGTCAATTTTATGAAAACAAACCAACCGAAACAGCTGAGTTTAACCCAGCTACAGATTTTTAAACCTAACCCACCTACTAGGAGAGCAAAACAACGTGCCAAATTCAGAGACAAAACCTACTACCCTCCTGTTCGATCTGGAAACGACACCACTCGACGCAGAAAAAACTGAGATACACTGCCTCGTCATTCTCGACTATGAGACTGGTGAGACTGAAAGGTTCAATGATACCGGCTCCGCCCAACCCATACTTAGAGGTGTTACTGCCCTCATGGATGCAGACACTATCATTGGACACAACATCATCGGCTTTGACATTCCGGTGTTGCAAGAATGTTACCCTTTCTTTAAACCAAAGGGACGCATCATAGATACATTATTATTATCAAGGTTATACCATCCTGATATGCTTGAAGTAGATCGCAAGCGTAAGGTAGAAGGTATGCCAACCAAGCTTTATGGTCGCCACTCTTTGGAGTCCTACGGCCACAGATTGGGAGAATACAAAGGGAACTTTGGAGAGACTTCCGACTGGTCGCACTGGAGCAAGGAGATGGAGGACTATTGTGAACAAGATACAATCGTTACAAGAAAATTATGTCAACATTTCCACCCTTACCTGATTGGGTCAAACTAGAACATCAGGTCGCCCTAATACTACAGAAACAAGAAGAACATGGATGGTATTTTAATGAAAGCTCTGCACGGGAACTTGAACAAACTCTCAGAGCCGAGCTTCAAGAAGCTACTGAAATACTACGGAGGAAGCACCCTTTCGTTGCCGGAGCAGTGTTCACTCCTAAGCGAAATAACAGGACACAAGGGTACGTACAAGGATGCCCCTTCACTAAACTTAAACAACTCAACCCAACCTCAAGAGATCAAATAGCATGGATACTGAAGACACACAACAACTGGAAACCGACATCGTTAACTGCCTCCGGGAAGGCGGTTATCGACGAGATCGTATTAAAAGATATTGGGTCGGAGACAGCCCTGTTGTTTCTTCGATGTCTCGATATTACCAAGAAATTGGGGATGATCTCGGAAGGCGTGAACGCATGGCAGAAGCTATCTACGACGTGTAATAGAATACACCATCATTGTTCCGTCGCAACCAGCACATTCAGATGTGCACACCGTAAACCAAACTTAGCACAAGTACCATCAGATGAAAGATTCAGACTTCTTTTCCAAGCGACTCCTACTAAACAAATGGTTTCAGCTGACCTTAGTGGCATTGAGCTTAGGATGCTTGCTCATTACCTCGCGAGGTACGATAATGGCCGCTATCAACGAATACTTACTGAGGGGGATATTCACCAAACTAACGCCGATAGAATTGGAATCACTAGACGGCAAGTTAAAACTGTTACCTATGCCTTCCTCTATGGGGCCGGCGACGCCAAGCTCGGGTATTCCTTCGATAAACAGCTCACTGAAACCGCTGCCAGACGTAAAGGTTCCGAGATAAGAAAGGCGTACGTCGCAGCTATTCCGGGTTTGAAGGAGTTGATTGATGCCACGCATAAATGTGCGGCCAAAGGTTTCGCAAGAGGAATTGATGGCCGTAAAATCAAGGTAGATAAGTCACACAAGTTTCTTAACTACCTGTTGCAAGGATCAGCAGCTACAATAGCTAAAAGATGGATGGTGATTGTGAATGATTGCCTACCACCTGACGCTCACCAACTATCGTTCGTCCACGACGAGCTAAACTATGAATGTTATCCAAGAGATACAGAAGAGCTAGCAAAATGGCTCGAAACTGCCGCTTGGATGGCAGGCGAATATTATCACCTAAGATGCCCTATCGCAGCTGAAGCCAAGATTGGGTATACTTGGGCAGACGTACACTAAAACCACCATGAGACTACTAATTGATGCAGACTACATAGTATATAAGTGCTGTGCAGCCTGTGAAACTGAAATCGACTACGGCGAAGACGTTATTTTTGTTACATCTAACTTTTCCGACGCTTATAAGGCCGTAAAACGTGAAATAGACAATATAAATATGCAATTTGGCGGTTTCGGCTCGCCAATACTGTTTTTTAGTGACTTTAAAAATTTTAGGAAAAAAATTTCCCCAGAATACAAGGGTCATAGAAACAGAAAGAAGCCATGCGGATACAAACGTGTCATACGCAACCTACATCTAGAGTTTGAAGTTATTACCATGCCAGAGCTTGAAGCAGATGATGCAATGGGCATCTACGCTACCCAGTTTCCCGGCAACACTATCGTCTCACCTGATAAGGATATGAGACAGATCCCCGGCAAGCTATTCAACCTAGAAGATACAATAACAATCACACCAGAAGAGGGTGCTAGATGGCACTTGATACAGACACTAGCTGGCGATCAGACTGATGGCTACAGTGGTGTGCCCGGTATTGGTGTAAAAAGAGCAGCTACACTGTTCGATAAAGAAGGCTACGGCTGGGCTACAGTTGTAAAAGCATTTGAGGACAAAGGGTTGACTGAAGAAGATGCTTTACTTAATGCAAGATTAGCCAGAATACTCACAATAGATGACTATGATACCAAATCAAAAACCCCACTCCTCTGGACACCCAAAGCCGATTACCAAATTGACGGTTGAACAAGACCTCAAAATGAGGCTCATAGAAGACGGGTTACGTAAAAACTACGACAAGAAGGAAGATGTTATTACCGTCTTCCTTGCACTACAAGAACAAAACTTTTTACTAGGTAACAATCTAAAGGAACTACTACAATACTTATAATGTCTACTCAATTTATCTCCCGCACCGGCAGAGTGCAATCTTGGATCGACGATCCGCAATCAAGGCTACCTGTCTCATGCACCATCTTTGTTGTCGAAGATAGCATGGAGGGGCCAGAGGGTATAGAAGCTAGCTGGAGGTTTGCATCCCACGCACTACGTTATGGTGCCGGATGTGCTATCCACCTGTCTAAACTTAGACCCGAGGGACACACAAACGACAAAGGACTGGTAGCTACAGGCCCAGTCAGCTTCGGTAAAATATACTCAGCTCTCAACGAGACACTTCGTAGAGGTGGGGCTTACAAGAACGGAGCAATAGTTCTGCACTTAGACTTAGATCATGCAGACATACTAAAATTTATAACTACACCCAGACAAGAACTACCATGGGTGAAGCGTTGCGTTGACATAACACCAGCTATGTGGCGTAACTGCAACAGAGAAACAAAGGAGGCTTTACTACATGGAATCAAATCAGGAGACATCTGGCTCAACAAAATCAAGTACGACGGAGAAGGGCAGCGTATCTATGGAAACGTATGCCTTGAAGTATACTTGCCCTCACGTGGAACTTGCTTGCTACAGCATGTCAATCTCGGTGCCTGTTCAATCGACGACTTACAAGAGGCTTTCGTATCAGGCATGTCCGAGCTGTGTGATCTCCATGGCCGGACAGGTGTTGGAGAATCTGGAGAGTACCTTGCCCCAGAAATTGACAAACAAGTGGGGCTTGGAGTGCTCGGTCTTGCCAACTTCCTCAGACAGTACAATATCTCGTACGAGGACTTCGGAGAGGCACTTCGCAGAGTAAACCTCGGGCTCTCTGCAAGCGATGCCCCGGGCATGGCAGCTTGGGCATTACAACACGCTATCTTTGAAGCATCACAGATAGCAAGACAACATCACATGGTAAGGGCGTTCGCTATTGCACCCACTGCCAGTTGCAGCTATCGCAGTAAAGACCTAGACGGCTATACATGCACACCCGAGATAGCACCACCAATAGCTAGAACCGTAGACAGAGACTCCGGCGAGTTCGGAGTAGAAAGAGTTGAATACGGCGACGTTGAGATTGCAAGTGAAGTAGGATGGGACGCATACAAGCGTGTAGCAGACGAAATCATCACAATGCTCGATAGGACAGGATTGCTTCATGGCTACAGCTTCAACAGCTGGAGCGACGTAGTAACTTACGACGAAGCGTTTATCGAAGAGTGGCTAGCTAGTCCACAGACTTCGTTATATTATTCCCTCCAAGTCATGGGCGATGTACAAGATAAGTCTGATGCTTACGCAGCGTTGGGTGATATTGATGTCGACGATTACTTGGCAGGCATTTTAGATAAACCCCAATGCGACTGCGAACAATGAACCCATACGAAAAACTATTTAACAGGAAAAGAACATGGACACCTGTACAACCCACCAAAGGAGCACTGAAAGAAGGTGCTGAAGAAACCATCAAACGTGCTCTCGCAATACGTCATATGGAGCTGCCAGTTGGAGACTTTATTCTTGAAGGTCTTGAGAAGGAAGTACCCGATACAGCTAGAAAGCTTCTCCAATCGAATGTCAAAGATGAAGAAAAGCATGACATTGCTTTAAACTTTATTGTTGACGCTCACGGAGCAGACGTAGAAGCGGAAGCAGAAGCAAAGAGAATAAGAGATGCATGGATTGCACACCCCGATCACACTATTACAAAAGCCCTCGTTGCAGAGCGAGCTGTATTCTTTGTTCTATTACCTTTCTTTAGGTTTACTGGTGACGCTGCTATCAGAACAGTATCAGCTGATATTTCCAGAGACGAACAAGTCCACGTGGCAACGAATAGCTTGGTCTGTGCCGAGCTTGGCCTTCGTCCTAGCAGTAGCTTGGATAAGCTTAGGAAGGCAACTATTTCATGGGTAATGCAGCCCTTGAAAACCTCAGCCGATAAACATTTAGACAAACAGTTCTGGCTAGATGCGAGCGATCGGCTGATGTATGAAGGTAAAGCACCACAGTTTGCTGATACCAGAGCAGCTCGCATGCCAGCGTTTTTTGAACATGCAAATACAAACCTCCCTCAATACGCTTAGCTTTCATTCAGAAAAGCTAGAGAAATTGGTAGAGGATTTGGAGTCCAAGTTTGCTTGGCACCCAGTCCACCCCAAGGAGGAGTTAGCCTCCATTATGTACAGAGCCGGCCAAGAGTCGGTAGTACAATATGTAAAATCTATTTTAGAAGAATAACAATGTGTTTGTTTAACAGATCAGAACCTAAGCCACAAGATCCACCACCCGCTATTGTTGGACGTAACCCTGACTTAGTTCGTGCATCACAGTTACCAGATAGAAAAGAGTTACTTGATACGGACGAAGATCTAGCCGAAGTAGACTACGGAGCTGGAACAGGAGAGGGTAAGAAAGACGTTAGAAACGTAGCTAAAAGGCAAGGAACAGATGCTCTAAAAATCAACCTAAATACTGGTGGAGAGGCTTCTGGTTCAAGTACAGGGGGATTAAATGTTTAAGGCTAGGGAGTTGTACTCTAGGCTGTCATCAGGGAGAACACAATTTCTTGACACAGCTGTTGAGTGCTCTGAACTTACCCTACCTTATCTTGTCCGTCAGGACGATGACTCCAAAGGAAAACGAACTCTGCTCCAACCCTACCAAAGCGTAGGAGCCAAAGCGGTGGTTACGTTAGCAGCAAAACTTATGCTAGCAATCTTACCACCACAAACGGCTTTTTTCAAGCTACAGGTAAGAGACGATAAGCTTGGTGATACACTCGATCCTATGATGCGTAGTGAGTTAGATCTATCTTTCTCTAAGATTGAGAGATTAATCATGGACTACATAGCTGCATCTAGTGACAGAGTTGTTGTACATCAAGCCCTCAAACATTTGATTGTATCAGGTAATGCTCTAATATTCATGGGCAAGGATGGACTTAAACACTATCCACTACAAAGATACGTAGTCAATAGAGACGGTAACGGTAATGTTATAGAGATAGTTACTAAAGAGTTAGTAAGCAGAAAGGTATTAGGTATAGCACCGCCTGAGCCTAACGATGAAGTCAATGGTGACTCAAGATATGGTGCTGGAGAAGACGACGCTGAGGTATACACCTGTGTTAAGATGGACGAGAGTAGCGGTAGTTGGCGTTGGCACCAAGAAGTTGATGACATGATCATAGACGGTAGCCAGAGTACAGCACCGAAAAACGCCTCTCCATGGTTAGTGCTTCGATTTAATACAGTCGATGGAGAAGACTACGGACGTGGTAGAGTAGAGGAATTTATTGGAGATCTAAGAAGTCTCGAAGGATTATCTCAAGCTCTTGTAGAAGGTGCAAGCGTGGCAAGTAAGGTTGTCTTTCTTGTCTCACCATCTGCGACAACCAAGCCGGGCACTCTTGCCAAGGCTGGAAACGGAGCTATCATACAGGGTAGACCAGAAGATGTCGGAGTCGTGCAAGTCGGTAAGACAGCAGACTTTGGCACAGCTGCACAGTTAGCAGCACAGATAGAAAGAAGAATACTCGAAGCTTTCTTGGTTATGAACATCAGGAACGCAGAAAGAGTTACAGCTGAAGAGGTACGCCTCACACAGCTAGAGCTAGAACAATCGCTTGGCGGTCTGTTCAGCTTGTTAACGGTAGAGTTCTTAGTACCCTACCTCAATAGAACTCTGTTAATACTACAGAGAACTAATCAGATACCAAGACTACCTAAAGATGTCGTGAGGCCAAAGATAGTTGCCGGTATCAACAGTCTAGGAAGAGGACAAGATAACGAATCTCTTACTAGATTTATAGCAACGATTGCACAGACGCTAGGCCCAGACTCGTTAATGAAGTACATTAACCCCACTGAAGCTATCAAGCGTTTAGCAGCTGCACAAGGTATAGACGTACTAAATCTTGTACGTACACCAGAAGAGCTAGAACAACTGAAACAAGTAGCTCAACAGGATCAAACATCTAAATCACTTGTAGACCAAGCCGGTCAACTTGCTGATACATCACTAGCACAGCAAGCGTTGCAACAGATAAATCAACCACCACAAGAATAACATGGCAGAAACATTATCATATCAACAAGAAGGTACTGTAACATCTGCTGATAACCTATCAGCCGAAGAGCAAGAGTCTTTAAAAGTTGGCGAATCTATTAGTCAACAAGAAGAACAACTATTAGCTGGTAAATATAAAAATGCTCAAGAGTTAGAAAAAGCTTACATCGAACTACAAGGTAAGCTAGGTAAACAAGAAGAAAAGACTGAGACAGCTGAGACAGCTGAATCAAATCCAGACTCGATTGCCCCAGAAAATGCGTACCAAAAAGATGGTAGCGTTAACTATGACAAAGTTACTGAGACTTATGGCAGTGCAGTAACAGATAAACTTCAAGAAGCCGGTGTAGATCCGTGGAGTATTGCCGACGAGTTTCATAAGAACGACGGTCAGTATACACCAGAAATGGTATCACAGTTAACTAAAGCTGGTTTCTCTGAAGATGCAGTTAAAGCATACTTTAGAGGTGCAGCAGCAGAAGGAGGTTACACTACACCAGAAACTGAACCAGCACCGATTACTGACTCAGATATTAGTTCAATCAAACAGTCAGTGGGCGGAGATAAAGAGTATGCTCAGGTAATAAAGTGGGCAAAGGATAACTTAGATGAATCAGCTAATAATGCTTTCAATGATACAGTAAATACAGGCAGTATATCTGCTATAAAACTTGCAGTTGCAGGCTTAAAAGCTGAATATGACAAGGCTAACGGAGTAGAAGGTAGAATGGTTACAGGTAAAACAGCACCACCAAACAACGATGTCTTCCGAAGTCAGCAAGAGTTAGTTAGAGCAATGAGTGACCCTCGTTACGATAACGACCCTGCTTACAGACAAGACATAATAGAAAAACTTGACAGATCAGACATCAATTTTTAGGAGAGCTATGCCATCAGGAACAGGAACCTACGGAAACACAAAAGGTAGACCACCAAAGAAAAAGAAAAAGAAAACTAAGAAAAAAGGAATGAAGTACTAATGACACACAAACACAACAAATGGCACCCAGCTGAAGAGCTAAACGGCAGACTAGCTATGCTAGGATTTGTAATCGCTGTCGGAACTTACATCGCAACAGGACAAATTATCCCCGGTATTTTATAATGACACCCGAAGCAGAAAGATTCAATGGCTGGGCAGCTATGCTCGGCATCGTAGCAGCTGTAGGAGCATATGCTACAACAGGACAAATCATACCCGGATTATTCTAATGCCAAAAGGAGCTGGTAAAAGATACTCAAGCGGTCAAATGAAGATCGCTCGAGTCGCACCACCTAGAGATAAGATCACAGGAGCGGACTTTGCAAAACTAAGAGGTAAGAATGGCACCAAAAAGAAAAAGAAAGGGAGTAAGCCTGTCTCTCGGAAGAGGGGAAAAATCGCGTAAAGGTGGTTTAACAGCTAAAGGTAGAGCCAAGTACAACCGTGCCACTGGCTCTAACCTCAAAGCTCCACAGCCCGGAGGAGGGCCAAGAAAGAGGTCATTCTGTGCTCGCTTTAGAGGCATGAAAGGCCCAATGAAAAAACCAAACGGCAAGCCTACAAGAAAGGCTCTTGCCTTACGTAGATGGAAATGCT